ATCTGCACGCGGTCGCCGGGGCCGATTTCCAACGGCGTGAGGCCGTTGTAGAGCGCGTTCTCCTGCTCGGTGCGGGTCGGCCGCTGGTCGATGGCGGTCACGTCCAGGCCGGCCAGCTCCAGGGTGTTCAGC